CCGTGCGCAGCGAGGAGGCCTCGTTCGCCGCGAATTTCAGCTTTTGACCAACCTCGAAGTTCACGGCGTCGGTCAACGTGTCGAGGGTGAGTGTGTAGCTGTGGCTCGGGGTGTCGATGACGCCGACCTTGCCGGAGCCGTTGCCGTAGGTGCGGATCCCGAGGCTGCGGTTGAGCGCGAGCAGCGCAGAGTCGGCGCTGTCGGTCATCGCGGTCAGAAGAGCGGCCTCGTCGCCCTCGCTGGCGAGCAGGGTCTCCGTGTCGATCGAGCCCACGGCGTAGTCGCGCGCGCGCGTGAGCAAGAACTGTTTGCCCTTGCTTGGGTTCTTGTTCGCCTGGGCCGTCGCGAACAGGTTCGATCGCCCGGTCATCGGCGCGTAGATCACGCCGAAGGCGAAGTTGTTGCCGCCGAACTTGAAGTTCTTGGGCATCCTCGCGTACGCGACGTTTTTCTCCGCCACGGCGGTGAGCATCTTGGTCTCGTCGTAGACCGTCTTGAGCGCGTATGCGAACTGAGTGAGATTGAGTGTGCCGGCCATGAGACTCCCTCGCTTGCGTCTGGCGCTTGCGTGGTAGTCCCGGCACTGCGGCCCTTTTCAGGGTCTGGGGTCTCATCTTGGCCGAGAGGGTCTTCTACTACCTGCTTCGAGCCCGATCTGGTTTTTGGGTTTAGGTTTCCTCTCTCGATTTTCGCAGGTACGCCAGGGCCAGATCCTCTTTCTCGCTCTGAGTGAGTTTCCGGTCGATCACCTGGGGCTCCTGCTTCGTTGCCTGCGTTAGCGTTTTACTGGTGCCAGTCTGTGCTACCCGGTCTTTTTCTGCTGGCGTGGTCTTATCGCCCAGTAACGCTATGAGTTTGCTTTGAACTGATGGTAGCTTATTGAGTCTTGAAATGCTACTGAATATCCGATCTGTATATTCCTTCTCCATTTGCGCAAGAAGTTCCCCGTAGTTGGGCACTTCGCGATGCCGCTCATAGTGTGCTCCGGCCCTGCCCAGGGCATCGCGCAGGACCGCATCCCCCTCCTCCGACAGTGCCGCGAGAACGCTGTAGCGGTCGCCCTCGCGGATCGCATTGCGGATCGCCCCGAGCTCGTCCCGCTGGGCCCGCTGACCGCGTTCCTGTGTGATCTGTCCCTCGAGGGCCTCGAGCCGCTTCAGCAGTGCCTCCTCGGTGGCCGTGGGCTTGGGCTTCTCGCCGTTGCCCCCGAGCAGCCGCTCGGCGATGAGCATGGGGTCGGCCCCGAGAGCCCTCACGGCTGAGAGTGGATCCTCTGCGGCGCGTTTCTTGATGTCCTGCCACTCACTGAGCTGCCCTTCGCTCGCGCGCAGCCTCTCCTCGCGCCCGTAGAGCTCGCGGTCTCTCCTCGCAAGGTCTTTCTCGACGCGGGCCAGTCGCTGGTCGATGGTCTCTCCATCGCCATCCCGGGCCACGCCCGCCGGAGGTGGGGAGGCCGGATCACCCTCGGGGGCGGTCACGGTCATCATCGGGGGATCGGCCGAGGCCTCCGTTGTGGTCGTCGGCGCGTAGAGCCCGAACGTCTTCGTTTCTTCCGCCATGGTCTTTTGCTCTCCTTGGTCACATCACGCCCGGAGGAAGGCCACCGGGCATCATCGGTTGCCCCGCCGGTCCCATCGGACCGGGTGGTCCGGGCATCGGGGGCTCAGGTTGCATGGGAGGCCCTCCAGGGGGCATTGCGGGCGCCGGAGCGACCTGGGGCTGTAGGATGTCTACCGCCTGCTCTATCCAGTCCAGGATGAGCTGTCTGCGCTCCTCAGGGGCTCCCTGCATGCGGGCCCGGAGTACCGCGCTCTGCATGCGGGGGATCGCCTCCGCCAACGACTGGTACGGCTCGGGGGCATGCCACTCGCCGTGGACAAGCATGCGCTCGATCATCCAGTCGATATCCTCTTGCCCGGCCAGCTCCAGGCTGTGGAACTGTTCGAGGTCGGGGAAGTTCAGCAGGGCCTTGCCCTGGGCCTGGTCGACGAAGCCGGCCTGAATCATCTCCTCGACGGTGGCGAGCCGGCCCGCCGGCTGGTAGGGCAGCATCGACGAGGGGAAGACCTGGAGCTCGTAGCAGTCGCGGTCCAGGTTCACGTCGGCCCACTTGATCCTTTCGATCTTGGAGCCCTTCTTGTAATTCGTCGACCACTTGGGGTTTCTCTTGGCGATCTGCGCCGCCATCGCCACGGTGAGCTCCGCCAAGTCGAGCCAGGCGTCATCCCACCTACGGTTGAGCCCCGCGTGCCGCCCGCTCTCCTGGTCGGCGAGCACGCGCAGCGCGCGGCCGCTCTCGATCCCCGCCGGCTTCACGCTCTGCGCCGAGAGCTGACTCACACCCGCATCCTGGAAAATGTGGCTGATGAGCTCCCAGACGAAGCGGAAGACCTCCGATGACACCGACGCTGGCATCTCGGTCTTCGGCGGGGCGCTGCCCTTCTTGTAGGTGACGATGTTTCCGGGGCTGTTCTTCAGGTGGCCTTTCTTGACCGACCCCTCCTCCACGTAGGTGTTGGCTTGGCTGTAAAGGTGCATCGCGTCCTGGATGCGTCCGAAGAGCTTGTTGGCTTGTTTCTGCAAGGGCTCCTCTTTCTCGACGAGCCCGGCCGGGTACCAGCCGATAACCGGCGTGTCCCACGAGAAGAACGAGAAGGGGAAGGTGTTCAACTCCCAGCCCTGCTCTTCGATGGGCGTCAGCGTGGCCTTCTGCAAGGTCACAACGTGTTTCCCATCGAATGCGCCCTCTGAGCTGGGGAGATGCCAGGCCTCGCGCACCTCGACGAGGTCGGTAACGGTGGCGGTCCCGGACTCGGGCCGGGATTGCAGGTTGCGCCCTGTCTCGTTGGCGATGCTCTCCTCGCTGGCGGGGTACTGAGCGATCAACACCTCCGCCGGCCAGTAGCCGACCTGGTAGAGACAGCGGGGGGCCGCGGAGATCGCCGCCTGCTCGTCGACGATCAACTCCCACGGCGGAGTGCTCTCGAAGCCCAGCCGATGATCGGCGCTTTCGTAGGCCTTCATCGCGCCGAAGCCCACGGCCCCGGCCCGGACAAACCAGAGCGCGGCGAGCCTCTGGACGCGGCAACGATACCACTCGCCAGCCACAAACTTTTCGTACCCCTCCGCCTTGAGTTTCATCGACCAGCCGTCGGGCCCGTCGGTGTCGGTGAGAAACTGGGCGCGGGGGAGCTGCGTGGAGATGCGCGCGGCGAGGGTGGCCAGGACTTGCTCGATGGGATTGAGGACCAAGCGGGGCTCACCACCCATCAGGCTCTTGAAGGCCTCCTCCTCGGAAACCCTCGCGCCCGGGGTGAAGCCCGATACTGTCTTGTTCAGGAGGATCGAGAGGTAGCGTCGCCACCTCTCGTTGCGCGCGTTGACATCTGCGGCCAGTCGCTGAAGGACATCGTCAACGCCCTTGTGGTGATCTTCGTCAACTTTCCACCAGGTGTTATTCCCACCACGCATCATTGGAGCTCTCCGCGCGAGCCTCGACGAGCGCTAACATCCGCTGCTCTTCGAGTTGTTCTTTGGGTAGCTCCGGGACTGGGGCCTCGTAGCGATAGTGATAAGCGTGCCTGTAGGCGACGAGAAAGGCGTCGCAGACGTCGTTTGGCGCACCTGGCTGCTCGATCTTGCGACCCGTAGAGAGCACCTTCCAGGTCAGCCCCTGCATCTCCTCGACGTGGGGGCTCTTCTCGGGGACGCAGATCTTGATCTTGTTGAGGGCGAGGTCGTTGTTCACGAGCTCGATCCATGCGTACTTGTCCGGCTTCTCCGCGGGCATAATTGGCAGGTCGTAGCGCCTCCTGAATTCCTCGAACAGCTGCTTGTGGGCCGGGTCGCCGACGATGTCGATCGTCCCGTGTGGCTCACAGAGCGCAACGTAACCCCGCACGAATGACGCCGCCTTGTCGAGGAGCATCTCTTTTTCCGAGTAGCTTTCGATCTCGACGAAGTGGGGGCTGTCCTCGCGCCAGACGCAGAGGCTAAAAGCCGTCTGGTCATCCCAGCCGAAGTCGAGCCCGAGCACGTAGCGATCTCCAGCGTGATGCTCCCATTCCGCGATCCCATTCTTGTCGGGGTCGAAGCCATACACGCGCTGTCCGCGCTCGATGATGGTCTCTCCGAGATAGTTCCGTCTGAACCTCGGGTCGTCGACGATGTCGGGGTTCTCGGCGATCTGCTGGTCCCTGTCGGCGATGAACTTCGCCCTCATCCATGGGTTGTCCTCGGTGGTCCAGCTGTGGACAGACCAGCCCGGCTTGGTCGGCGAGGGGACACTAGACATGTTTACGCGCTCGGGGAAGCCCTTGATGACCTCGTGGAAAAGGCCGCGGGGGATGTAGCCAGGGATCGACGAGAGATAGATCTGGCCCCCGAGGTCGATGGCGCGGGGGCGCAGCACGTCGACGATGAAGCTCTCGAGGTCGACGTGAAAGAACGCCGCTTCGTCGAATGCCGTCCGTCGAAACTTTTGCCCATAAAGTCGGTCCATCCACCCTGGCCTGTCGGCGCCGTAGATCCTGATCCACGAACCTCCGGGCATCGTGATGCGAAGTCGACTCTCGGTGAACGTGCAGCCCAGGTGATGGTCACGGTCGATCTCCTTGGCCTCGGGCCAGGCGATCTCTGCCGCGCTGTTGCTGGTGAGGGCGATGAAGTTGTAACGGTTGCCCGGGTGGCGCAGGCCATCATCGAAGAAGTCGGTGAGCACCGTTCGAGTCTTGCCCGCGCGCGCCGTGGTCCAGATGCACTTGAGCGTGGAGGGGTCACGGATCGCGGCGAGCTGCTCGGGGAAGAGGGAGTCAGTGAGGTCTGCGCGCCGCGTCCATTCTGAGACGAGGTCGGCGGGGACATATTGGTCCCAGTTCCCCATCAGGAGGATAAGCCACAGGGCGAGCAACTCACGGCCTCACACTTTCTTCTTGGGGACCTCGACCGTCTTGGGAGCCTCATTCTGGGGCTCGGGCTCGATAATGAGCTTCTGCACGTTGCTCCACGGAATGAACTCGTGGAGGCCGCCCTTGCGGTGCAGGAGGATGCCCGGAGGGGACACGCTCACCTCAATCTCGAGATTCGCGTCAGCGGCATGGGCGTTCTTGCCGTCCGCGTCACTCATCAGTCTCGCCAGTTTCACTTTCACGGTAACACCGCCATGTAGGGGTTGAAGCTCAGTCGCCAGCGCTCGGAGTGATAGCGCGCCGCTCGAGCGGGATAGGTGAACCACAGAAGTTGGTTGCCGAGGGCGGGGAACAGAAAGCGCAGAAGCGTGGTCGCTACGCCTCCCCTCCGCCAGGTCGATCGGACGTAGAGAAAGTGCAGAACCTGCTCGTCGCCCGACGTCTCGCCGCAGATGAACCCGTAGACCTGGGAAGGTTCCTCTGGGCAGCATGCCATCACGGTGGGCACCCTCGAGAGCAGGGGGACCACGACCTGGTGGACGTGCCGACGAAAAGCCTCGGGGCTCATCGCCGAGAAGGGGTCTAGCCTCCGGATCTGGCGAGCCCAGTTAGCCACCACGATCCCCTCGTCCCCGTTTGAGTAGGGCCGTACGAGGACCGAGAACGGGTGGCCAACCGGGCTCACGACGTGGTCACCTTCCCGGCCGTCTGCAGCGCTTCAAGCGTCTGCTCGAGGGTGAGGCCATGTTGCTTGCCGACGTGGTAGGCCATGGCCGTCAGGACATCGGCATCGGTGAGATCAGACGCCGGTCGCCGCGGTCGCTTCGCCAGCGAGTCGAGCAGGGAGCGACAAGCCAACCGCGCCGCCTGAGCGCGCCGTGAGTCGAGCCGCCCGGTCAGTACCTCGTGAGTGATCCGCCCGAGCAACGCGTTCACCTCATCCGGGGTGGAGATGGGCCCGATCTCCTCGGCGGTGAGTGCCATGTCCGACGTGCAGGAGGCGTTGACCGGGTCGGCGACGGCGACGGGTTCGGCCGGCGGTGACCTGTGAGGGAGCTCGAGGGGGATGGAACCGGGGGGGAGTGGGGCCTCCCTGAGCTTGCGATGTTTCTCGGCCCGGCTCATGGCCCCCTTCAACCCGGCGATCCGCAGCCTGGTGCGTGCCTCAGGGTCATGGGAGGCGCAAAACTGCGAGGTAAGGGACGCTTTCTGCTGGCAGGGGGTCCCATCCTTCTTGAGAGCGCAGCAGTACGGCTTTGGACCCCCTCTCATGAGGGCATAGTGGCTCAGAACGGCCCACTTTTCAACAGAAACTGAGCATTTATTCACGTTTTGGGCAGAATTCTGCCGTCGCGACCTGCAAGTGCC